CGCTCGTTATAGGTACGGTCTATTTGGTTTGGTTTGGGGTGGTCAAGGTTTACCTTCACCCCTTCGTATAGCTTGGCCGCTTTGCGGATCACATCAATGGGATATTCACGCCCATTGCGGGATCGAACGCCCAGGACCTTTACGCCCTGGACCTCGCACCCATTGGTTATTGGCGCTTTGGCTAGGGGCCTATAGGAATCTTCAAGTAAATTCAGCGTTCTTTCCATGCCCTTATAAATGACAAACAGTTGCTTGCCTTACTGACCGGACCTTGACCAATCCAGGCATTCACTAAGGATTGCCAAAACATCGCCTATCAGCATTCTCTTACGCATGGCAATCAATTCAGGCCGCAGGTTACGCACTAGGACCGCATCGACCACATAACGGGTTAACGCATCCGAACCATCCAGAAAGGATTCTATAGCGGTTATTTGGCTAAGGTCCTGGCTCGGTACGGTAATACGGCCATACTTCCCGTGGGATTCTTCCCACACCTCACGCCCATTCCAAATTTCCCTGGAAATGGCACCCCTTACCCAAATAGAGCAATAGGCTCCCAGGGTAACGCCCCGCTCTGGATTCCATTTGCGCTTGGCAGTAAAGAACGCCAGCCAACCCGCCTGGATTAAATCCGCCAGGGCAACACGCCGCCCAGATTTGGCAGCCTGCTTCCTGGCAAGATTGGCGGAACGGACTATTAGCGATTCAAATTTGATCGCCGCCAATTCATCTGAAATTGGCTCAAGGTCAACCGTTTGGCCCTGGGGCCCTTGGTGGCGCTTCGCTTTCAGGTTGCTGGGTTTGCCCGCCTTGATTCGTGCTGTCATCTACTTCCCCCTGTGGGGGCTGTCCTCCAGGCTGTTGGCCAGGGATAGCACCCATACCGCCGGGGGGGGTCGGTTGATTCTTTTGCGCTTCTTTTTGCTCACGCAAAATCTGCTCGGATTCCTTTTTGGGGTCCACGCCAATATCCGATGAAATGGATGCTTTCGATAGCACACCTATATCCAGGTAAGTCTTGTGAACATTAGACTCGGCTGCCCTGTCTCGGGCCTGGACAGTCGGTGGGTTCACCTGGATTGTGACCATGCCTAATAGCTTTGCATCAAAGTGCCCCATACGGGCAGCATGGGCCAGGGCCTCCCAGGCCAATGACCTACCAGGCCGGGTTTTCCTGGTGCCAAACGCACCGGTCAGCATGGATTGGAAACGCTCGAAAGATTTGGTCGCAGGGGCCTCGGCAGTCAGGCTACTGGCATAGTTGGCATTGCTGGCATCGGCGCTCATCATAATTTCTGAAATGCCAAAACGGGCCGCAATTGCCCGCAGGTTTACTTTCAGGATTTCAATGAGGTCGGAAGCACCCGCATTCAAGCTTGGGAATTCATATTTGATATTGTCCGAGCTAGTCAAAATGGTGCCATAGGCAAACCGCTCCACATTAGTGGAACGGCCGGTTACCCTATCGGTTACCTGGCCATCCGCAGCGCTTCGCTCCAGTTCTTCAATAGCTGCCGCAGGTGCATCGGCCACACTTCGGATCATGCCGATTTTCGCCCGGGTCTTTGCCAGGGCAATCATGCTGGCCAAAACATCCTCGGCCGCCCGCAAGTTACTCTCAACCGCATAAAGAGTTGGCAACCCTCTTTTCGAATTCGACTCGGAATTGATCTTTACATGGATGATTTCATCGGCTGGGACCAAAACGCCAGTTGTATTCTCCCAAGGTTTTTCGATCACCCAATAGCCCACCACATCTCGAATATCCTCGGGGCTTGTCCGAATCCCGAAGGTGTCCTGTGGGCTATCGCTACTGTCCACAGGTGACCGGATTAGTTCCGGCTCAATGAACCTGGTTCGCAGCATTCCATCGTTACCGAAAAACTTGCGAATAAAAAACTCGCCTTCGGCATCCAGACGATAAACAGCTTCGTTCTCAACCTCACTCAAATTGTTATGCTCAACCCACAAGTCTAAAAACTCTTGCATACTGTCTAAAAACTGGTCTGGCACCGTCCCAGCCTTTTTGGGCACCACCTGGTATTTAAACCCGGTCCCTACTACATAGCTGCGCCTGGCACCCATTGCCGCAATAGCGTATTCGTTATTTCGGGCAATCATCCGGCAGCGGTCCCGAATGATCTTGAGTTGAAACCAGTTGATAGCTGTAGGCAGAATTTCGCCGGTTAGCCTGTTATCCCGCCTGACCAGCCCGGCTGTAGAACCATCGGCAAAACCGTATGGGCCAACCTCCTGGAAAATATCCCTTTGGTCAGGCCATCCCATTTGGTCGCCGAACAAACCGCCACCGGTCACCCCGTTTAAACTGCTCATGGTCAGATTCTCCCCGTAACGGATTCGGTCCACCCTGTGCCCTTCAGCATAAACGCCAGGTTAAACGCATCCGCCAGGTCAGGCGAATTGCCAAGGCGCTTTTTCGTCATGGCTTTGGCCTCAACTACCCGCCGTTGCATCACATCCAGGGTAAACACCGGTTGCCGTAGTTCGTTCATCAGCTGAGTTTTTATATCATCTTCCACGCCATCAATGGAAATTTGACATTCGTCAGCCATCGCCGCTGTGCAAAACCATAGCTCGGAGCGCATGTTAGGCCATTCATCTTCCCACCTGGAACGGACGGCCGAATTGATCTCCACAAAGTTAAATCGCCTGGCACCGTCTGTGTTCATTTCCGCCAGGCCCGCACCCAGGCCCGCCGCATCGATCAGCACAGGGATTGAAATGGCCGGTTGCCCCTGGGTCTGATATTTCATTGCCAGTTCTTTCAGGCGCTTGGCAGTCTGCTTCAATGGCCAACCCCTGTGTGTTTCCAAGTGAACCAGGCATCGCCCCTTACGGATGGCTATAGCTGTCCGGTCATCACCGAACCTGGCGGGGTCGCACCCAATCTGGACAAGCCAATCCGCCTTGACCTCAACCGGCCGCTGGATTGACTCCAGGGCCACATCAGACCACACCGAGCTAGTCGATCTGGTGGGCCACCTGCCCAGCACCTGGATTTCGAATAGTGGTGACTCTGCCACCATCACCCGCCCATCAAACTCGAAAGCATTGACCGGCCGTTCTTCCCCTTCCCCTAGTGGCCTGCATTCGTCCCGAATTCGGTCTAGCACATATTGCCTGGTGACGGCACCTGGCACCCGCTCTTCACCTGTGACCACATTGGGGTGCCCCAGGGCAGACATGTCCAGAACGGTAAACTTGCCCGAATTCTCGTACTTGTACGCAGGGCAAGAAACATCGTAGGGGTTGTAAATGCCCAGGAAAAAATGCCCCGGCCGCCCCAGGTTGATCATGGTTTCCGCCCGCTCCCAGAATGGCAATTCCACCCCGGAGGCCTCGTCAAAAACCACCATCATTTTATCTGCATGTCGCCCCTGGAATGCATCCGGCTTGCTTGCGGTTAGCCCATGAACCCAATGCTCATTTGAGCTTTGTAGCCTGGTATCTTTGGGCAGCCAATTGGGATCAGATGGCCGCATCCGCCGCAGTTCACGAAAGAGCAAATCCCGCACCTGTTGGATAGTTGGTGCGGTTGTCAGGCATAGACCAGGATCATAGGTATCGTGGAACCAGGATGCCGCCAGGGCCGCCGTAAAGGTCTTGCCCACACTATGGGCAGCCCTGACCAAAACAGCGTAGGGGGGCCTTGTGAGGGCCCGCAAAATATCCTTCTGTTGGTCGGTAATATCCAGGCCCAGGTAAGCAGCGTATTCAACCGGGTCTTTTGGTACTTTCTTCCTGGTTGCCATCATTGACATTTCCAGGCCCCTTGCCCTCCGCAGTAGTGAGTCTGCCGAGAGCATTTTCTAATTTCTCCAGTAGGGCTTCAGCCTCAAGCAGCTTGTAATTTTCGCAGTAGTCCCGCTTCCGCCCCTGGGTCTTCAGGGTAAAGATTATGCAAGCAGTATCGCCCCGCTTGATTGCCTTTTGAAGGGCATCCTCCGCCAGGTCGGCAATGCTTTCACGCATTTCCTTAACCACCCGCATTAGCTCAGGGGTTAGGTGGATGTAGTCAGATAGGCTTGACCGGTCAACCTTTAGGCGCTTGGCCGCCTCGGTGATATTGCCGTTGGCAGCAATTAGCGCCGGTTTAACCCTTGCAACGGTATGCGGTACACCTTTTGGCATTTTAATCGTAGTTCCCGAGGTTTATTTGCCGCCCGCAGGTGGCATCCCATCCCCGCTATCAGTTTCCTGAAGAATTCCCAATTTGTCCAGCACATAAACAAAATGGGCCCGCATTGGCTCCAGGATTTCGCATAGCCAAACTGTAGACATTAGCTGGCAGTATTGTACCGCAATCTTGTGGGCATCGACCACATCGCCTTTTTCAATCAATGCCTGGTGAACCTTGTGAAAACTATTTCTAGCCTGGATGGCCGCATAGTCCACTTCGTCCCAGGGGTTAACCATCGAGGCAGCATGTAGCGCCTTGTCTTGTGGTGACATGTCAGGAAATTTCATTAACGCCGCCTCCGCCTGGTTGATGACTGCCGGGCAGTCCGCAATAGTGCCCGCTGAAAAATAACACGCCTATTCGAATACCCTCGTATCTGCCCTTCCCAGTAATATTTGCCCGCAGAACCATAGACCAACCATTCATCCATAATTGCCCGTGGCACCATTGGGTAGGTGTATTTTCTGGAGGGATTGGGGGCACTTGGCCGGATCACCTTCATCGTGAGGTCACCCACATCGTCTGGGCCCCTTCTAGCCATCTGTTCATCGGGCACATTTATAAAGCCGCTATGGCCGCCCGTTGTGTACTGGTCTTGCATCGCCCTTTCGAACCTATACCGCATCGCCGTAAAGGTCAGGGATTCAATCCAGGACGATATGACCGGCTCGGGTTGTGCGTCTTTGTACTCAAGGCGGGCAGTCAATGCCGCCTTGGCACCCATGCGGGCCATAGTGCCGCCTATTATTTTCTTTGCGCCCTTATCCAGCATTTTAAGGAATCGGCCAGCCCTTCCCAGGGAACCACCATCTGGCGCCTTGGAAGTAGTGCCACCCAACAGGGCAGACCAAACATCTTTAAAGAACCCTAGGAATGCGCTCCTGGTCGGTGCTTCTGCCATTAGTCCAAACCCTCAATGGTGAGTTTGACCAAAGCCCTAGGGGCTTTTTCTGTACAGTCCAGGTCCATATGCCATCGACGCACATATTTCCAGGAATCATCCACAATTATGCCATTGGTCTTGGTCCAATCGGCAATAGCTTTCCACAGGTTGTCACCGTCTGAATTCATCCGGAGGCCTTTGCCATCCAGGACGGTTGCATAAAGGTTAACAGCCCCAGGGAACCTGGGAACCGTTCCGGTCTGCGTGAGCGCCGCATAGGTCGCATCGGCTTGCCAGTTTTTATATGCCTGGGATTTGAATTTACCTGGGGCATGGGCCCGCTGTTGGTACAGTTTCCAGACTGAGGGGGGCAACGGTAGAAAAACGGTCCAACTTGCGCCTTTCATTCTTCCATCATCCACTCAGGGATTTTGTGCAAAATGAGTGGCGTATCTGATCCCACATAGGCTGTAAAAACATTGAATTCGGCATATTCTTGGGCATCGTCTTCACTCATGCCCTGGCGCATAAAATGCCTGATTATTTTCTGGGCAGAATAGACCAAACGGTGTTCACCGCAAATAGTGCCGTAACCTACAACGCACGATGCCAGGTCATCAAATACGGTGAGTTCCACGCCAAGATGCTCCGCCAACTCCTCTAGGGTTTTGGTGGTGCATCGTGGTTTCATTTCTTTTTCTCCAGGGCTTCCAGTATTTCCAATTTCTTCAGGATTTCTTTTTGCCTGGTTTCGATTTGTAAGGCAT